GTGCAGTTTATTACAAGAATTTTATCTGATACATAGTATGTTTCTTGCCAGAATGTACTGTATCTACAATCTCAAAATCACAATCTTGTTTATCTAATTTACCATTACGGATATCTACAATAATTTTACTATTACTTGTTGTATGTTTTTTAATTAGGTTAGCATATGTTCCTAACGGATAGTGAAAGCCACAGCTCATTATACTGTATACAATATCAAATTTAACATTAGCGTCTACTTGAATATCTGCTGCATTAATAAAGGTATAATTTAAATTTCTTTGAGAATATGACTCTTTTAATGTGTCTAGTTTATTATAAAATTTAAAAGAATCTGTAGCACCATAATTAGTATCTCTGTTCTTGTTTGCAGTGTTGTCAAAGTCTCCGTCTAATAAAAACAAATTAGAATTATATTTCTTTTGGAACATTTCTGATTCTATTGCTAATCCGCATCCGATATCTAATATAGATACTGGGTTACTATTAATATAACTATCCAATGCATTGAATACTATAGTTTTATTTTTAGCATGCTCTTTGCTAGCCCATGCATCTAACCAATTTGTCATATATTTTCCTTAGCTTACAATCTTTATAGATGTTTGTTGATGATTATTATGTAGCAAGACTTCAAAACTTCTGTCGTATTTTTTAATCCGTACTCTGCCATCTTAGCAATCCAGTAAGGAGCATTTTGACAATTAACATGATGGTATCCTGTTTGTCCTACAACTGCATGTGTCATAATAACATTTTTACATTGTTGCATTGCCTTTAGTAGTTAGGAATATATTTTTCATATACGTGCTCAACAAATTCTACACTCCAGCCTATGTCAAAAAATTGTTTAACTGGCGCGGGACCTTCTTGAAAGTCGTGAATGATAAAGTTTTCTTTTTTATATCTTTCAAGTGTATGATCGCCGTCAACTCCGAGAACTTTAAAACCTAATTGTTCAGCAAGCTCTACCATGCCGCCTGGGCCGCAGCCAATGTCTAAAAAACTTGTATGTCCTAATTGTTTTAACCATGTTAGAGCACCTTCGTCTAAATGTGTTAATCCGTTGTGTCCACCTAGGTGTTCGTCTAGCATTATATATTCCTTACCATAAATTTTTTGTATGTATCAAGATACTTAGATTTTTCTTTTTGGTTACCTTTGAGTGTTAAAAATACACTCTGGTTTCCATTTTTTCCTATACTCATCCAAAATAATCTTGCTGGTTGTTCATTGTATGTATACTTTTTACTAAGTTCAGCGAGTATAGTTTGGTCCCAAAAAGGTGCCCATTGTTCAATAGGCTTTTCTAATAATTTAGCTGCTAATTCATCTTTAAAGCCCGCTTCGCCATAAGTTACCAGTCCTGCTAACCAGTGCTTTGCTTTTAAATGTCTTAGCATAGTAATCTTATGCTTAGTAGCTTCTTCAAACGCTTGTGGAGTGGTTTTCCTTGTGCATATAGTATCAGCATCAAGTGTCATTACTAGATCATTATCTGTAAACTTTTCAGCAACTTTTAAAAATCTTACACATTGCAAATATCCTATTTTAACAGTGTCATTTGGGAAATCACGGTGTTCAGTAGTATACTCAACACCGTCAATTTTTTCGACATGTATTGGATTAACCACGTGTACATGGCATGTTATCCAAGGATTAAAATACCTAATACTTCGTATTAGATGTATCCCCCAATCTTCGTAGTACTTTTGATCGCATCCTATAAGAACATTATAAACTTGCATCTTCCATCCCTGCTACTCTTAGCTTTACAACATTAGTTATCTGCCATTGCTTTTGATCAAGGCCTTTTAAGAGTCCTAACCACTTGTTGCGCATTAGTGCAAACTCATTGATAATCTTTTCGTAGTCAACAACATCTGCCTCGCCGTCTACGTATTTTTCAACGTCACGACTAGACAGAGCTCGTTGATAGTTTTCGAGGTATTTCTTAAAATACGAACTACGCAATCTACGTAGTTCGATATTTAAATAGTTGAGGATTGCTTCGATCTCTTGGAGTTGATTAAAGCGTTGTTCAACAATGCCTGGCATTTCAGCCGCAGCACGTTCTACATTACCTTTGAGTTTGACCTCATGTTTTGCAGACAACAGTTCGTTTTCATAATGCGCTACTGCATCAGGAATTTTAGAAATGTCACGCGATACGATTGAATACCAGCCCATTATTAATCCTCATCTTCCCATGAATCGTCATCAGCAAAATTTTCTTCGTCGATATCTAAGAAGTAATTAATTGCACCGTCTAGCACCGCATCAGAACCTAGTGTATTAGTTAGGGTGTCATCTGCTACGCCGTAGTCAGCTAGCAAATCAACAAACCGCTCTGCTGCAAGTTCATGATTCTTTTTATCAATGTACTCTTTAAATAAAGTCCACACTTCTACAATTTGACTCTCGTCCATAGATTATTCCTCAAAAGTTTCTTCGATTAAATCAGCTGTATCTTCAACAACTTCACCGGTATTTACCACAGTAGCTGTTTTTTCTTTGTACTCTGACATAATCATTTCAAGTTTAGGACCATTCCATTGCTTACGATAATCGATATGCTCGACACCAGCTAAGTCAACATACTTGAGTCGATTGCCTTGCTTAACCAATAAGTTTTTCTTCTCAAACAATTCAACTAAACCAGAGTAAGGATTCATACCAGTTTCATAAGGAATCTTAACCTGCACACCTTCAAACGGTTTTGCATAGCGTGTCTTCATTACTTTACAACCTGCACGGATACCCATAACTTCTGTGATCTTATTGCCGTCTTCGTCTTCTTTTAACTTCATCTTTTTCATTGCAACAACAATACTTGATGCATAGATAAAGCCACTACCGCCTGAGATCTTATCATCTGGGTCAAACATGTCCTGCGATGCATATGTGTGGTTAGTACAAACTAGTCCAACATTGTAGCTGCCGATCATGTTTACAGTGTTACGAACTAATGAAGTAAGTGCTTTAGGCTTACGACCCATATCGCCCTTCATATCACCCTTTTGGAACTGATCGACGTCAGTAGGTGTTAGTAACATACCCAAGCTGTCAATAACAAACAATACTTTAGGACGATCTTCTTCGTTCATTGCTTTGTAGTCAATCATGAAAGTTGAGATAGTTTTTGCTACGTCATCAATCATTGCCATATTAAGTTTAAGCAATTTGTCTTCGCCAGTCTGCACACCTAGTGCATGCAACCAGCTTTCGTCAAGTGCATTCTCTGAGTCAACTAGGACTACATAGATACCTTGCTCTTGTGCGTTCTTTACAATGTTGCCACTGCAAAAATACGACTTGCCTGCACCTGATTCGCCTGCGAATACAGTTACTTTACCCAACGGAACACCTTTGTTAAAGTCTCCTGAAATAAGCAAGTTTAATGCGTATGATCCTGTTGAAATCCAATCAGTAGGATCGTTAAATCCAGCACTCACGCCTGAGATACTTTTAGTCAAGTCCTTACGGAACTTACTAACATCAAATGATTTAGCCATTATTTCTCCTATTTAAAGCCAAGATAACTAGGGCGTATGCTTATAGCACAGAGGCCCCAGCCGTGTTGTTTATTAAGCCTGCTGTTGACGTGCGCGGATCATCGCTAGGATGTCGCCTGCACCACCAGTTGCTGCCGGGGCAGGTGCTGCTTGTGCTACTGGAGCAGGTGCTGCTTGTGCTACTGGAGCAGGTGCTGCTTGTGCTACTGGAGCACTTTGGCTAGTTGCAGTTGCACCTACACTTGCGGCTTTCATAGGATCGCCTGTGCGAGCTTGCATACCGCTTGGTCGGAAGTATTGGCTCCAACGATCTGCATCATATGCTTCACCATCTACTGATGCTTCAAACATTTCTTTCATCACTTTAATAGCAACGTCGTCTGGCTTCTTAGGAAGGAAGTCATTCATGTTATACAATCCATGAGTCTGAACTGCTAACATTTCTGCATCACTCAGTGGACGATCTCTACGTGCCCAAGTGCTTGTACCATAGTCTGCGTATCCACCTTTAGACGTTTTGTTAAGACGGAAGTCTACGCCGGCAGTATAGTCTGTTGGTAATTCTTCCATGTCTGAATCCATTAATGCTGCTTTAATGATCTGGAAGATCTGAGGACCAATGATGAATCGTCGAATTGGATTTTCTGGCTTTTCTTCTTGCAAGGGATTTTCTGTTACAAACCCTTGGAAAATGTAAGAACGTTTTTTCCAGTACTTACGACCCATATCTTCTAATGAAGCGTCCTTAAACCAGCCGCGAACTTCCTGTAGAATAGGACATGCTTCGCCGTACATTTCCATACATGGAACTTGTACTTGTACAGGGCGTGAATCAGTTTCACCTTTAATGCCTGCAAATGGAAGTTTAATAATCAAACGCTCTTTCCAGAAGAAAGTGTTTTCAGTGTCGCCATCTGGAAGGAAACGCATCGTTGCCGATTCGCCTTCTTTAATATTCCAAAATGGGTAAATTGCGTTATCACCGCCGCCTTGGGTATTATTGCCCCCTGTGCGTGATTCTTGCTCTTTGAGCTTTGCTCGGATTTCTGCTAATGATGCCATAGTTAATGCCTCCTAAAATGTTGCCTATGTGCAGTAGCGTTATTGCTACTAGTGCCTTAAAGTGTATAGCACAGTTACTACTATACACTGATATTTAGCAGACGTCAAGTGATATCTGCTGAATTTTTGAATTTATTTTATATGCCTGATAGTCTACGGATACTGTTTAGTTCGTCGTCTTGTTCGACTGTTGGTTCCATCATAGTTCCAGCAGTTGGTTCATCAAACTCAATTTCCTGTATTGCAGGGCCTGCATTAAGTTCTTCGTACTTTGCATTGATTGCTTCGATAAACGCTTTAGCCGGGTTAATGTATTGTTCGCCGTAGTCTTTTTCTATTGCTGTTAATATTGCTGTTTCGCCTTTTGGAAACTGTCCTGTTTCACGATCGAACATGCTAAGGATGTATTCAGTCACTGGTGTCTTTTGTTCTTTTTCAAGTGTAATTTCATCACCGTCGGGGCCGTCAATCTTGTCGCCTTTTTTCTTGCCGTTCATTTTGGCCTGTTGCACTGCTTGTGCATATGCATTGCCTTCTTCAAAATCATCATCTTTAGATTCTGCAAACTGTCCCATCATTTCTTCAAATGCATTATTAATATCTGATTCATACGCTTTAACTCCGCCAGGTGACACTTCTGTGCCAACTCCAGAGACAGTATCAGCCTCACCTAGTAAATCTTCAGCTGTTAGTTCTTTTGCTCTTGTTGCTTCACTTACTAGTTTGTAGATGTATGGAAACACATCTGATAGTTCTTCGTTAAACTGTTTGATAGTTAATTGATCAATCCAGTTTTCTTTAACATCTGCAGGAACATCTTCCATAACTGCTACTTCAAAAGAACCAAATGCTTCTGCATAGTAGTTTGGTTTTTGTAGACTTTCGATAGTCTTTTTAACTGACTTAATACGATCGTTTACTACACTAGTATACCCAGCTAAACTTTCTGCCATTACAGCACTGCGGCCCATGTAAGATTTAAACTTGCGGAGTTTATTCATTTCTTCTGATAAGCCAACAATGTGTGTACCAAAGTCATCAAATGGTTTGCCGCCTTCTGCTACGTGACGTGCCATTGCTCTTGCACCACTTAGATGCTTAAATGGATATATGAAGCGCTCGCCGTCTGCGCTTTCAATATATATCTTTCCAATACTGCGTGTGCGGCCACCTGCAAGTTCTGTGTTAACACTTTCAGTATGTTTAACTACTATTCTTGCTCCATCAACCTTTTGATAGCTCACACGGTTTGTTCCGTACATCTTTGATTCACTCATTGTTTCTTCTCCGCGATTTTGTGCTAAAAATTTATAATCTCTTTTGTCGAGGTTTGACTTGTTTATGTTACGAGTGTCAAACGTCATTAATCTTTTCTTGCTAAACTGTCTAATTTCCTTTAGAAAATTGTACCAATTTTGTTTTGTAATTTCGTCTTGTTCTGAAACAAAACTATCACTGTACATAATTTCAACACTTTTTTCAGATAAACTTATGCTAATTTTTCCTAAGTTTGCAGCACCTTCTTTGTAATCAAAATCAAAGAATCGTGCATCTGTAGGAACGTTAGTAACTTTGCCTTCGCCGTCACCTAACGTAACACTTGGAAACCGTCCACGTATTTTATTAAAAAGTTCTTCTGCTATTAGATCTAAATTTTTCATTGTAATATATTTATCAATAGTTTGTGCTTATGAAGATTGGCATTGGTGCATCGTAATCTTCCATATTTTCAGCTTGTGTAAACGTGTTATAGATTCTAGGATCCCAATCTTTTAATACCGCCATCATTCTTATAGCAAGCAGTGTGGCACTAACAAGATCATCACTTTGTCCTGCTTTTGATTGATAACTTGATCCTGTTGCAACAAAGTTTTTAAGCTCAGATATAAATGGCTTACTGTGTATAATCATTTTGTCATTTTCAAGCATAGTTTTAAGTCTACTACAAGCAGTAATTTTACTACCATGTGTAGTGTTGAAACCTTTACGGAATTTCCTGACGTGCCCTTTTCTAATTGGTTCGCTCACAAATAGACCTGGAATGTTCTCTTCACCAAAGTCGTTTATAACGATTAGTGCTGCTTCGCCGATACCGTTGTTTTCAACACTCCAGTAAATTCCGTTCTGGTTCCCTGTTTCCTGTGCAAGGTACTTACATATATCTGCAAGCACTCTTATCTGCCCGGGAATAGCAGTGGTGTTATGTTGCCATTCTGCAACTTGTTCATAACTTGGTAATTCAAATACTTGTATTGCAGCATTGTCGCCACCTGTGCCCATACTCGGATCAAGTGCTACTGCATACGTATATTGGCTTGTAGGTTTCTTATACCAGCGTGTTTGTCCCATATTAACTAGCGGAGTATCACCTGCCATGGTAGCAAGTTTAATGCTGCTAACAAGTGTTTCGTCAAATACTAGGAATTCACAGTCGTATTCACGACGGAATCGTTCTTCGCCGATACGTCCTAGTTCTTCCTGTTTCCATTTTTCATCTCTATCTGGATGTTCTGTCCAATAACTACGGAAGCTGTGGAAGCCGTTAATTCCTAATTCTTGTTCATTGCCGTGCTCGTCAAACTTATCTTCTGCCTGTTTCCAAATAGTAGCAAATGTATCTTCATCTGAGTTTGGTGTGCTTGTAAGAATAGCACGGCCACCAGTTGCTAGTGTAGGAGATATTGATGTCCAAAAGTCTGTAGCTACGTTAGGTTGTACAAACGCAAACTCGTCGCAATATAGTAGTGAAATACTCATACCACGTCCTGTGTTGCCTGTTGTAGTAGCACTAACAATACGACTTCCATTTTCAAATTCGATTGAGCCTTTGTTGTAGTTAGTAACACCTGCTCTAATGTGATCTGGGCATAACTCATAAATGTAACGGATGCGCTGCATAATCTCTTGCGCACCTGTGTACTTGTGTGCAGCAATAAGGATTGTTTGATCGGGTACAAACATTGCATACCATGCTAAGTAGATTGCCGCACATGTAGTCTTGCCTGTTTGACGAGGTAACATGTTGATATTAAAGCGAAAATTATGATAACTTTGTAACAAGCGTTCTTGATACTCATACGGATCAAATAGCAACTTGCCTTTTACTGGATGTTGTATGTATGCAAACTTACGAGCAAAATACAAATAGCCGTCTACAGGATCCATACACTTAAAAAGGTCAGCAATCTGCGCTTCAGTAAACGTTTCCTGCCTGTTTGCTTTTTTAATTAATACGCCGTCTAATGATTTTGCCATACGTTTATTTAACCTATTTTATCACTGTAATATCCGATGTCGAAGCGCAGATCAAATAGCTTGCGTCTATCTTGTTGGATTAAAATATGCGTAGGAGCAGCATGTTTGCCGTATCTAGGCTCGCTCCATAACCATTCATATTGCAAACTAGTATCTAGCTTACTACAAAGTTTCTTTAACCGTCTACGATTATAGTTGGGCACAATGTAAACAATTGCTTGGTTATTTTCTAAGTGTTCCCACTTCCCACACCATCGTGTAACTTTAATTTCGCCCTTTTTCCACGCTGCTGCGCTCCAAGGACAAACAGGCTTTATACTATCAAAGTATGCTGTCCAATTAATATCGTCTTTTACCATATAACTATTTACTCAAGCAAATAGGCCCCGAATGACCTATTTGGTTAGTACATCTAATTACTAAGACTTACTATTTTTACTTGCCGCGGCCACGTCCAGCCATTAACTTGTCTTTACCACGTCCGGCCATTACTTTACCACGACCTTCAGCAGTTTTTGTATCTTCAACTTTCTTTTTACCGCGGCCACGGCCTTCAGTAGTTTTCTTCTCAGTCAAAGCTGCCCAAAGTTGAGTTTTAATTGATTCAACTGCCATTGCGTTGTCACCGTCTTGTGCTTTAGCATATGCTTTCTTAGGACGGTTAAGACCACCAGCTAAGTCATTGAGCATATAATTAGCATCTTTATATTCTTCGTCTGGACTGTTGTCCCACTCTGCAACTACTGCATCATATTCGGAGGTGTCTTCACTGCATGACATTTCGTCGCCGCCTACCATATTAATAAAGTCAGCCATGTTATCTTGATTAGGTGCCGCTGCTCCCATTGGAGGCGTCGGTGCCATCATACTACTTACAGGTGCTGCATCTGACATACCTGCATTTTTTAGCAGCTTCATTAGTTCTGCAACTTGATCAGCAGTGTCAGCTGTCATTGATACATTCATTGAAGCTGATTCGTTCATTGCTTTTTTCATGTTATAGTCCTTACTTTGATTTTGTTGTGTTGGTGCTGTTGCCGGCTTGCCACCATTTGGTGCTCTTCCAAGAATAAATTGATCGTTGATGTCCGGCTTGCCGCCGCCGCGTGTTAACCATTCTTGATCTTCCGGGCTTAGTTTTGAAAACTTATCTGCGTCTGCCCCAGCATACGGATTTGGTGTTTTCGGAGCTGCTGGAGGTGTTGCTGCTCCTGATGCCGGATCTGCTTCATCTGGGTTATTACCTGCTGGAGGTGTTGCTGCTGTTGCTGCCGGATCTGCTTCATCTGGGTTATTACCTGCTGGAGGTGTTGCTGCTGTTGCTGCTGGTGTTGCTGCTGGTGTTGCTGCTGGTGTTGCTGCTGGTGTTGCTGCTGGTGTTGCTGC